GGCTAAATCAACATTTGAATCTCCACCTGCAGCAGCAACTTTTGGATCATTGCCCGTTGCAGCGTTTGTCATTTCAATGTGATTAACAGCAGAAGATGTGGTTTGGAATATTAATTGTTCATTTCCATTTTCATCTCTAAGACCATGATCATCATCAAAGTCAATCATGAAAGAGTTAGTATCTAAGTTACCACCTAATTGTGGCGATGTATCATCAACCACGTCACTTGCAGTTGATACTTCATAGATATTAGGATTAGTTCCATCAGATGCGTCTGCGTAAACTATTTTTGTAGATTTTTGTGTTGAAGAAAATGTAACTGATTGACCTGATCCTGAAGCGTATTTAAATTGTACTGTGTAAGCACCAGATGTTGAATTTTTTAAAATATAAAAAGTTTGTACGTCTAAAGGAATTGTAACAATTTGATTTCCTGTAATTGTGCCTGTAAATTCTATAACTCTGTGTGCAAGAGTTGCACCAGTTGATCCATCAGAAACTGAAAGTGTAGTTGTTTGAGCACCACCTGCAATTGATTGTGCCGTGTATCCACCAGTTATCTGCTCTATAATCTGTAAGTTTGTATTTGTTTTTGTACCCCATGTTCCAGCGTTTTCGCCAGTTGCCTGGAGCTCTACTCCTAAAGGTGTATATGTCGATGCCATTAAGCTGCTTCTCCTGTTACGTCGTTATAGCTTGTATTTGAGCCAGTTGCAACATCCGAATAAGATGTATTCGAACCCGTTGAAATATTACTATATGACGTGTTACTGCCCGTGTCAATATCTGCATAAGCTTTAACATTTACTGCTCCTACACTAACTGTAGCCTCTTGTCCAGTTAATCCCATGGATTGATCTGCTGGAGTTATTGATCCTACAGAACCTGTAAAAGATACACCAGTTAATCCCATAGCTTGATCTGGAGCATCTAAATCTCCAACACTTCCTGTCATTGAAATACCTGTTAAATCTGCAACCGCAGAACCTAACCCAACTAAAGATCCAACGGTAAATGAAGCTTCTTGACCAGATAATGTTTGTGCATTGTTTGGTGCAATCGCTGTTCCCTGTGCTGATGTAATAGAAAATCCTGTTGGAAATACAACACTACCACCAAATCCAAGTGCAGTTCCTTGAGATGAAGTTATTGCTTGACCAGTTAAAGTTACGTCTTCGTTTGGTGCAACTGCTGTTCCTTGTTGAACAGTTGATGATTGACCAGTTAAACCCATAACTTGATCTGCAGGTGTGATTACACCGTTAGCACCAGTTATAGATTGACCTGTTAAAGATATGTTTGCATCTGCTGTTGTAGTCAATGAATCAACAGTTGATTGAAAAGATACTCCTGCGAGTTCAACTGTTTTTGGAATAACTGGAGATATAGATCCAACTGATCCTGTAAAAGAAAGGCCTGTTGGAATAATAATATTTGTGCTTACTATGTCGACTGAACCTAAAGAAGCTGAAAATGATACGCCTGTTAATGATACTGTTTCGTCAGCAAGATTGCCCCACTCACCATCGTTCCATGCTTTTGCACCCCAACCTGTAGCAAGTAATGCGTCCCTGTTCCAATAAGCTTGGCCCCAGGTAAATCGACCCCAACCTGAAGAAACGTCGGACATCGACTCCTCCTTACGCTAATCTAATGATTGCGTTAGTTGCGTCTGCTGTAGGGAATTGAATTGTGAATGTTCCGTTAGTTGCAGTTTTGTCTCCACCGAAAGCAATAGCACAAACTGCATCTGTTGTACCTGATCCACCATTTGTTGTTGTGTTGTAGATCAAAGCAGCGTTTGCTGTAAACGTTGCT